TTCTTCATGGCCTCAGTGTCCATGCCTTCGCGCTTCATGTCATCCATGCCGATTGGCTCATGGGCCAATGGCGCGTCATTGAAGTCTTCACCGAAGCGGTCAATACCCTCTTGCTTGTCCATATAGACACGGCGGGCAATCCATGTCACTTCTTCCCATGTACGGGCAGGTGAATGGCGAAAATCCTTCCAGAACACGTAATCAACAGGCGAACACTCGTTTTCTAGTGTTTTCTCTACCTCTACGTCATCGGTGATTTGCTCACCTTCTTCGGATGTTTCTTCCTGTGAATAGGTAGGCTCGTAGCGCACCCATGCAACACCACGGCCAGCCAATAGGCGGTCTAAGACCGTGTTTCTCAGGCTGCTATCGAAGTCGCTGTATTGGTCAATCTCGTATTGCAACGCACGCTCTAAAAGTTCAGAGGCGCAACGGCCTACAGGGTCAGCATCTTTATAGCGTCGACCAGCTTGGGCATTGGGTTTCTTGGCGTACACCGCAGGCAGCAGCGTTCGGATATTGGCCCATAGGATGTTGTAACGCTTACCGCCTGAAAAGTCGCCGCACTCGTCTCTGTAGCGCTTTACGATCTTTTCCCCTCGGGTCTGCCATTGGCGTAGCTCTTTCTTGGACAAGTCCAGCGCGTTAAACCAGTCCTTGCTTGACGTCATCAGGCCACCAGCACCGTGAATGTTCCTGCGCCGCCTACGGTGATAAAACACCCTGTATTAAAGGCAACGGGCAGATTGATGAACTGTCCAGCAGTCAGTGGGGCAGTAGTTGCCAGGATAACTGTACCCGATGCGCTCAAACTATCCCAGATTTGAATGGTCAGCGCGGTAGAGGTTCCCACATAGATTCCGCCCAAAACACCAGCGCCTGCCTTAGCAGAGCCTGAAGCCGATAACGGGACAGCACTGTATGCCGCATAAGTGATTCCTGCCATGTTTAAATCCTTCTATTGCGTTTAGGGCTATCTGCCCACAATTCGTCAAGTGTAGCAGTTACTATTCTGCCATCTTTACCTTGAATTGCCCATTTCGGCTGTTGTTTAACAGGCTCTGGGGCCAATTCTCTCCATGATAACGCCATATATCTAGCTGCATCAGCAGCGTGACTTGTCCAGTCGTGGAGCGGTCTATCTCTGAATATACGCTTATCGCTATCCCATTCGCGTCGATATAATTTTAACGCCTCAATTCCATCTTTACAATTATTCTTGTCAAACCACATTCTAGGCAATGCCATACGCAAGGCTTGAATGCCATCTTGCAGACTCAATTCAGGGGTTATTCGGCTTGAGTATCCCCTTGCCATAAACTGTTCCTGACTTGATTTTCCTCCGCTAGCAAACGTTTTAGCTCTTGCATCGTGTGGGAGCCAAAGAAAAGGCTTATTACCCATTCGGGCGTAGTTGTAGGATTTACTGTCCAGCATATCGGCGTAATGGTCAACACCGTATCCGTTGGCGGCGTAGTAGTCGATGACATGTATCTCCCCCCGTGTGACTTGGTAGAACCAGATAGCCGTGTCGTCCGAGTATCCAATGTCCCAAGCCGTATAAACTGGCAATTGTGGGTCATAGGGTACATCGGTGATTTGATCTCCTACTATATCCTTAGAGTAATACGCGCCAGCAATAGCAGCTTCAAACGAGCATTCGAATTCTTGAGCATATTGGTCATCAGTCATCCCGCGACGGGCATCTGTCAATTCTTCCGGCTCAATCAACCCTGAAGTACTGGCCTTGAGCATCAGGGAAAACCAGTCTTTACTGCTTACAGCGTATTCATAGGCATCATAAAACTCGTTATGGCCTTTTGGTGTACCAATGAATACAGCCCATCCCTTACGGTCAGCCAGCATAGGACGAACAACTTCACCCCACACGCTAGATCGCATATCCGCGAATTCGTCAAGGATGATGCCATCCAGATATAAACCCCGTAGCCGGTCTGGATTGTCAGCACCATAAAGACGGATGCGTGCCCCATTGGGAAAGTCTGCCCTTAGCTCGGATTCATTGTATTTAATACCGGGAATATCAGCAGTAAGGCGTTTGATGTACATCCAAGCCACGTCCTTAGCCTGGTTATATTGCGGGCAGACGTAAGCATATCTAGCATCTTGTTTAGTCGTGAATAGCGCACTAAGCACTAATTCAGCTACACAAGCCACCGTCTTTCCTGCCCTTCTATGGCATACAAGAACCGCCCACCGCTCATGTCTATTATGAAAGTCTATGAACGGCTGTCTAGGGGCATAGCTGTTTATCCCTATGCTTGACACTATTGGTTTCTAGATTGGACTTGCTGCTGTAGCCAGGGCATCATGATCTCAAACTTATGCGCCCCATCCTCACCAGAACCCTCTAGCGTGATAGCGCTCAAGTCTGGTAATGACTTCCTAAGAAGAATCTCGATAGCCTTCATCTTACTTACAGATAGCACTTGCTCATCATCATCGCTAAGTGCATGCTCCTGTAGCTTTTTTAGCAATAGACTTACTTGAATTTTTTTGCGCACATCGTCCTGATGTAGCTTATTCATGGGCCGACCTCTACCGCGTTTTGGGTCAGCACTTCCAGAGTTTTCCATCTGTGCCCCTTATTACCTATGCTCCATAGGTTTACGCTTTTATTCTACTGTATTTGTATAAGGAGTTGGAATATCAGCAGGCCATAGTCCCTGTTTTACTAGAGCATTGACTGTTTTTAGGTGTGCTGCCTCCCATATGTCTATACGCTCTTCCCTTGTCAGGCTTCCCCATTGGTCAATCATGTAATGACACTTCATGCAAAGACTAGCGCACTTGTCGTCACTTGCTTTTATTCCCCTGCCCTTGCCATGCTTGGATTGATTTGAGTGAGCGCCTACTACCGTACCATCTTCCTTGCCGCAATGCTGGCATGGTATTGCTCTGTATACGACCATCAGCTCTTTTGATCTTACGTAATCGAATTTAATTCTCATTCTTGTCTCAACTTTTTGTCAATCAGCACTTAAAAAGCAAAAACCACTGGTTCCTGCTTTCCACGCTCGCACCGTGCTCCCATTAAAGGGAGAAAGCAGAAGCCAGTGGCCTCTATGTCAAGCGGTGCGAGCATTTGACAGCTCAATTATACCGCTAACTTGGTTCACCACATAGTGATGCAACGCTGAAATTCACCTCATGTTGCGCTCCAAATGCAAGAATAAGCTCGTTTAGCTCTTGCATTTCCCCCTTTGTCATCTTGCTTGTGGATAACCCTAAAGCTACGAATCCAGTGCCATCTAGGTTGGGCACGACTTCTAGTTTTCTAAGGCTAGAGCTAAATATGTGTTTCCAATCTTCTGGAGATAACTTTTTTCCATACCAGTTAACCTGATCGGCTATGTCTGTCAATCTAGCCCACAAAACCGCATTTTGCTCTGTTGACCTTGTTTCAGGTTTAATCTCTAGGGTTAACTTATGCCCCGCCGCCATCATTGACTTAGCCCATTTCCAAGCCTCTGTTAGCTCTTTATGGCCTTGCTGGGCATTGTAGAGAGTGAACTTCATTTTTTAATCAGTGATCTGGCATCCTCGATTAGTCCGGCCATGACTGCACTGTTTAGTTCTGCTTGTTTTTCACTCAGCAACGCAATTCTTGTGATGAACATTGCCATTGCTTTATTGCTATCGTCCAGTTTTGACACCATTTCAGCGAGAGAATCAAGTGCATCTGTGCTGATTTCTACGAATTTCATGTTTAGCTTTCTGTAGTTGATGGTGCAATCATAGCAAGTTTTTTAAGTATTTTCATCAGGGAAAACCCTAACTTTTACCATCCCGCCTATAGTTTTCGACTTCCTAATGCGAAGGTCAGTGATCTGAGAATCGTCTCCCCATACTCCGGCGTGCGTCAGGCTATCGAGAAGGCTCTTTAAAAGGTTGTCTAAGTCGCGTCGTCGTCTATCTGGCATGTAGGCCACCACGTCAACGGATAAACTGCCTTCTAGGGGTTTTAAATCGGCCTCCTGATCGCTTACGCAGGATATGACTGCCTTGCGGTACTCGCGCCCACGTTCACTGATTAAATGTCGTCCTGCGAGTTTTCCTGATGATGGGTGTCGCCAGTAGGTGTTAGCAGACGGCGGGAAGGGTAGGGTTAGTTCAATGCTCACATTACACTTTCGATGAAGGCTTGCGCTGCTTTCGCGTTAATTGCGTTGCCGTAGGCGCGCAGTCGCACCACTCGGGAGGGAGCCCCATGAGCCAGCGGGGATGTTCCGGGTTCAACTGGCCTCCACTTTCCATCCCGGCAGAGGAGCCAGTCAGCATCTCGCCAGAAACCGTTAGTCGGGCCGCTTGTGGGTTGCAGTATTGAACTTGATGCACAAGCATCGTTGCAGTCGGATGAATACCCGCCCGCTCTTTTCGGGCTATCGCTTGCTCGGGCGTGCCTGAAAACTGTGCTGCTGTCGGCGTTCCCCATCCCGCCAGCCAAACTGTCCTCCCCAATAGTGCATTGATCGGCACGTTGTCGCACTTCCCCCCGTCCTTCCAGTCTCGTGTTGTTGGTGTCGGCCACCCAGTACAGTCGGTCTCGGATGTGCGGAGCACCGACGCCCGCAGACGGAAACGGGACTGCCCCGAAGGCGTAATCCAAGGCTTCCAAGTCAGTTTGTACAAGGTCGAGCCAAGGCTCTGTGTCTTTACTCGCAACTTGCTCTCCAAAGACGATTGAAGGTTTGCACTCTTTGATGAGATGATGGAAGGCGGGCCAGAGGTGCCGCTCGTCATCAAACCCAGCTCCTTTGCCTGCCGTGCTGAAAGGTTGGCAAGGGCAGGAACCCGTCCAAACAGGTCTATCGTCACTCCATCCTGATTGTCGTAATGCATGGCTCCAAACGCCGATTCCTGCGAAGAAGTGACATTGTGTGAATCCGCGTAGGTCGCTTGGGAAAACATCCTCAATACTCCGTTCATCAACATATCCGGGCGCTATGTGTCCGGCTTCAATTAGGTTTCTAAGCCACTGTGCCGCAGCGGGGTCTATTTCGTTGTAGTAGGCGGTCATTTTTTTCGCTTTTTAACTGTAAATGCTCCACAATGAACAAGATAAAAACCGACCAATATCCCAGTCAATACACCGAGAGAAAAGTAAATCGCATACATCATTTTTCCTTTAGCATTAAGTTTTTCAGATCTTCGGCTATACCTTTAAAAATCCCTGTAGGGTCTGCATCTAGCTGTTTTGCCATTCCCCATGCGTATTCTTTGTGATTCTTAGCCAGTTGTACAAGTCCCATCAGGGTGTCTCTGTAGTACGTTTCCAAGCTCATTAGGCAATGTCACCAGTCAGGATAAGGGCTTCGGTTATTTCCTGAATCGTGGGTGTTTTGTCACCGGCTCGGACACGCTCTAGGATTGCGATTGCTTCATAGTGGCTCATTTTGATGCTCTGGTTATGGCTTCACGAGCCGCTTGCAATGCTTGACGGATAATTTCAGGGTTAGCCTTCGGTGCGTCTAGGTGTCCTGCAACTTCCATAGCTGGAGCGCGTTGACAGATAGCGCGAAATTCTAAAACTGTCGGGGCTTTATTTGGCAGGTTTTGAAGCGCGTATTTGATTGCCGCAGGGTTACCCTCATACCCACCGAGTTCATGCGCCCAATCCCCCTTTACGTCGCTTAAATCAATACCTTCCCATCTGCCCAAGAAGTCGCGGCCATAGATTAGGGATAGTTTTGTGAAAAC